GACGAAATCGAGCGTATGCGTCAAGAAATCATCGAAGAAAACGAAAGAATCGCTAAAAACAACAAGACATGATAACATATTTGAGGTATTAGAGTGGGAGACTCCGTGAGGACTCTCCCACTCGCTTTTTTACCAGTTGACAGAATCATCTTCAACCCATTCGTCATCGCTGCCGATAGTCAGGCTGCGCCCAGCTCCGACAATGCCACCAGCATAAGAGGTGATATGGTTGCGTAGTATCGGCACTTCAGGCACGGTCACAGACCCAATGACCGATTCATCAGAAGCTACCAGCGATACGGTGACATCCGTCTGCCATGACGATGCGCCGCTGATGGTATAGAACGATGCAACGAGGTTCGTGGTGCCGATATAGTTGTTGGGGATATTAACGAAGAGTGGCGTGGCCCCGTTGCTGACCGCTTCGCCTGTCTTATAGTTCAAGCCATAATACCATGAGGAAGGAGACACCACCAGCTTTGCAGCACCAGTCGGCACCACGTCTGTAGCACTGATTTTTAGTTTTCCCACACATCGATTAAGAGATATGGACTGACTGCTGCCCGATGTCGGTTGGACATTCAGCGAGAGCGATCCATGAAAGGAATCACGTACCGCCGACCACACAATAGTACCAGCATCGGTATCAACTACAGGCTCACTGCCACGAGAGGCCACGAAATAGAAGCTGTGCGCACCATATTCGAGCGACAATGTTGGAGTGCCAAAGCCAGTGTCGGTGCTCGCCTGATGGATAGTCTGCTTCAGTTCTTCGCCCATATAGTCGAAAATCCAAAGGTCTGTCATCGTGAGCTCAGAGAGACTGGCACGTGTCATCGCATGAAGAGCGAAGGCATTGCTACCAAAGTCGAATGTAATCGTCGTGTGATTCTTGATGGAGTCTGTAGGAATCTTCAGGGATAAATCCAACGCAGCATCTCCATCGTCACCATCATCACGAGTGCATGAGCTTAAACACATAGCTAAAAGACTGAGGGCGATAACACCAATAAGCATCTTCACAACAAGTTTGTCCGTCTTGGACAGGTTAAACACTTTTTTCATAGTCGTTTGTTTTTATAGTTTATATTTAAGGGTGGGCAGCACTCTTCGCTGCCCTTTGTCCTTTCAATCGAGTCGTTTGATGTAGACGAAGCCCACAAAGAACTTATGGCCATCTGATTCATCCTGATGTTTCTCAATGAATGCCGTGCAACGGTATGGGAACTCATTTGCAGACATATATCGCACAAAATCAGTCTGTCCGCTCGGGATATAGCCAAGGTGGTGACGGTCATCTGAGATAATCTTGATGGCATCAGGATCGTACTCATTCTCAGGTTCTGGCACGAGAGCACACTCCACGCGTCCGACATAACGTTCTATCCCACTGCGACGGTTAATGCCAGCAATCTTCAGAATGCGCAGATTGTCATAAATTGACAGCCAGCCACCATCGTCGCGACGTTCTGGCAGTGGGCCGCGATAAGTGTTGCATCGAATAGCCGACGAAACATTTATATCGCCAACGATTTCGGCCTGGGTAACGGCTTCACTCTCACGAGCACTCAGTACACGACCACCACTCATCTTCAGAGCGAGCTCCTGCTGTACGTCCTCGTGACTTTTTGAATACTCTCCGGCTAAGACGATGAATATAATCAACGCTGCCACAAAACATAAAGGAATAATCAACCACATAATGTTTATTTTTTAGTGTTAGACTTAATTTTCTTTGTTGGCTGCTGGCTATGCCCACCGAGTTTTTTAGCGATCATGTCGAAATCGTCATGCACAGATTGAGCCAGCACTTTTGCGTATCGTTGCGTCTGCGTGATGTTTGTGTGCCCAAGCATCTTTGAGACGTTTTCGATTTTGACACCATTTCTGAGCATATACGTCGCAAACGTATGCCTTGCGAGGTGAGAGTGTAGCCGAGTCTTGATGCCAGCCATCACGCCCAAGGCTTTGAGCTGGTGGTTGTAGTCTGCGTTGTGCATCTTTGGAATGCTCATGTCGTACTTTTCGAGGACTCGCAGCGCAGGCGGCAGGATGCTACTGACATACGGCACACCCGTCTTGATACGCTCACCGTTGTTTACCCACCTTTTGCCATCCCATTTGTAATCGTCAATGTCAAACGCCTGCATGTCGCTGTATGGCAAACCCGTGTAGAGCTGAAAAACAAACAAATCGTGCGCAATATCTAAGACTGAACCTTTCGGCAATACCATTGCTTCAAACTTCCGCATTTCGTCCTCAGTCAGATATTCGACATTTTCCTTTTCGCCACGCTTAAACTGCCCTTTGAGCCGGTCGTAAGGATTGCCGTCTATCTTTCCGAACTTGTAAGCCCGATTCAGCAGAGCCTTCAAACACTTATGATACTTATAAACTCCCGCGTCGCTGATCCTGTCGCCGCTGGTGTTCTTGCGCTGGTGCAACCAAATGTCAAAGCGAGTCAGGTTCTCAGTGGTGACATCCTGCCACCGTTTCATTTCACCAAACTCGACAAGCCTGGCCAACAGTGTGCGGTAGTGCTTCAGCGTGCCTTCTTCTACATTCAGCGTACCGATTTCCTTTTCAATCCATTCGAGCAGCACTGGATTATCGCTCATAGTCTCTTTGGCATGCCACACATTCTTTTTAATCGTTTCCGTACTGATTGGCTCACCATCATTAATGCAGCGATTTATTTCGCTTGTAACTTTTTCGTAGATGATTGCCAGTCGGTCGTTCAAATTTTGAGCATCAGGGCGATTGACAACCTTACCTACACGCCATTCGCTCGCACGCACACGTATGCCTGTACTTATCCAATATGATATACGTCCGACACCAATCCTGACTTCAATGGTGCCTGTTCCTGCCTTTGTCGCTTGCTTTTTCCTGTCAAAAACTATATTTGTCGTTACCATAGATTCAATATTTGTTTTACATTTACTGTTTTACCTCTGCTTTACCTTCTATTTTGGTCGGGTAAAGCATTGGTAAAACAACACGTCTTTTAATGTCCTATAATGTACTATTTTGTATTTTATCATAATCTCTAAATTCTCGCGTTAACCCTTTTAAATACGGGCGGAGCGCGTATTTCAACGCTCCAAACCCGCTTTACTAAAGTGATCCGTTTGGGGCTATTAGTGAGTGAAACGTAAGTGGTTGTATATGAAATGGTTAACCGTGTTTTCATGGTATAGTGAAGTAAAGCAATGGTAAAACATTGCATTAACACGGTTAATCTTTCTATGTATAAAATAATAATCATACGCGCAGGGAATCTTTTTGTTCTTTTGGTTCTGCAACGCCGACGGGGAATGGTGAGCGCAGGGGATTTTCAGCGTCTATGTGTTGCATAGCTTCAAGGATTTCTACCTTCTGCTCCAGCAGTCTGATGATATGATTTTTGTCGGCAATCTGTTCGTCTTTTGCCTTGATCTGTTGTTCGAGCGACGCAATGAGCTTATCAATGTAGGATGATTGCGGTTGGTTGAATTGATTTTCAATCCCGTTTGTCGTAACCTCTTCCTGAACGGTGAGCAATTGGCCAGTGCCGTGAAGAAGGTAGTCAATATTGAACGTTCCAGGATATACCTCACAGATATTTTTAAAAAGGTTATCGGTTAGATAACTCTCATCTCCATTCATAGCAGCCGACAAACTTGTGCGACCATAATGGAGTGCTTCGGCAAATCCTGTCTTTGTATGGATGCCGAAATATCTACGAAGGTGCTCATAGACTTCAATCAGACGTTTTTGTCGCTCGTTCATACGCTTTTGTCTTAATTGTTGTTAAATTCCTACAACTTTTTAGGATAAAAGTTTGTAGTCCTACATTTTTGCCTTATATTTGCACCCGAAAGAAAGAAAGTATTAACAATCGGGCACAGAAATAGCCGTCAGACGTTTAGCACGTCTTTGCAAAGGTGATAGGTTGCAAATATACGGCTTTTTCTCCGATTGTAATACAAAAGTGTAAGATAATTAAGAAAGTTTAAACAATGGTACAGGAAAAAGTAACACGTAAGGAACTGCTGGAGATGCACATCGGACAGACGCGCATCATTAGCCTGCCTGATGGCGGGAAGGTGGATTCTGCAAAGGTTACAGCCAAGCAGATGAAGGATTTGAAGAAGGGCGAGTGGCAGGTAAAACCCGACTACGACGCATGCGCTGTGAGTATTACGAGAGTTAAGTAATAACTAAACAATAGGAACTATGAGCGAGATCACTATTTTCAAGAATGAGCAGTTTGGAGAAATCCGAACAGCTGGCACGGCAGAAAGTCCAATGTTCTGCCTGAGTGATGTCTGCAAGGTGTTGGAACTTGACCAAGTATCAAGAGTAAAGAGCAGACTTAACGAA